AGGCATAAACTTTGCGCCAGGAACCTCAAACGTGAACTGATCTGCTAGTTCGTAGTAGACGTGAGGTTCTGCTTTTACCTGAAGATATACTTCGTTCTTTTTTGAAATAATCAAATGAGACATTATCCATAAGGATCACCTATGGGTATTTAGTTAGACCGCTAAACCTTTAATTTTAAAGAAGTTCTTTGCCGTTGGTCTAGGAGTTGGTTCACTCTGTTGTGGCGGTCTTGGCATATTGGAGCCAAAAACAGGTTGTTGTGGCATTGGCATCCTAGATGGATTATTAGGATCTACACCGCGTCTTCTCATTTCACGGTCTCTTCTTCTCAAGTCTTGTACAATATAATGTTTTCTATACACTTCCGCCTCTTCGAAAAACTCTTTGAAGATTTTCATAAGATTTTTATTTTTATTTAGTTAAAACCTGCCTGGAAACGATGCCATTCAATGGCGTTCTTGATTTGGTAAGTTCTATTGGAAATAGTCTTAATTATCTCTTCCAAGAACTTTAACATAATATCGTAGTACCGAATCTTAAGGTCTACTTTATTCAGTTTCTCATCGGCGTCCATATGCCTCTGTATGGCGTCTTTCTCACGAACCTTATAGGGAAATGGTTCTTCCTCATAAACCTCGGGATCCGCCTTTCCAGTGTAGTAGTTGTAACGCTCTAACTTTACTTTGCTATGAGTTTCTCTTGCTTTCTCACGAAGTAAAGTAATTGTATTATAGAGGATATAATACTTGGCATGAAGTTGAGGAATTTTTAAAGATTCATCATGTAAGTTATCAGGGTCGATCTGAGAGTCTTTCTCCCACATCTCCTGAATTTGTTCAAGATTCATAATGGTTTATTTTGCATATCAAGTAAATTATATACAGTATACTTGAAACCAACCTCTGCTGTAAAGTAGTTTACATCAGTATCTGTAGCAGTAAAGTCAAGTGATGTTAATGATACTGGAAATAGATCTTTAAATTTAACTTGGGCTTTCCCAATGTAGTTACTATTTAAAATAACTAAAGTTCCATCACTAAAAAAGTTATTAATATCATTTTTACCATCACTATAATATTGGTCCGCATACTGCTGGGTAGTTTCTGGAAAACCCAAAGCAGTTAACCAATTGTGAATGGTCTTGTAGTTTACAAGATCTTCATCTACCAAAAATTTCAATGTAAAATCACTATAAGTTAACTGATCACCAGGAACATCAATCATTTTTAAATATGTGTTCTGCTGAGCAGTTTGCAATGTGATTTGAGGTATCTTGGCAGAATTTGACATGAAAGAAACTTTTGGATACTTTGCCAGAGTAAAGTTAAATCCAACAGGAGATAAAAAGTTTCTATTATCTAATTGTTTACTAAAGGGGTTTACTGCCATTTACAAAACCTTCAATTAATAATTAAATTAAACCATTCTTCACTCATACCACTAATAATCATATCAGCACCTTCTCTATCTACTGCATAATTTTCTTCAATAAGATGCTCTACTACCTTTTCGTAGTGCTCATGAATTTTTTTGGATTCTTTAGGGGTAGGTCTCATTTTTAATACTTAGACTTTAATTATATTTAGATAAAAAAAGAGGGTTCCGAAGAACCCTCTGAAGAAAATGTGAACAGATGATCACATAAGGTTAGCCACTTTGACTCTTCTGTAGTAAACGTTGGAGTTCTTGGTAAGAGCACCATTACCAACGTCAAGACCTTGGGCGAATGGGTTAGCAACAAGACCATAACGAGTCTTGAAGCCGATCTTGGGTTGGAAGGTGTCCTGACCAACGGCACGAACCATCTGGAGAGGAACGTATGGGCAATAGAACAGACCAGCATCATAAGGGGAAGCACCCTTATAACCGACAGTGTAGTACTGTACGTCTGCAACGTTTGCAGAATAAGGATCGATGTATACGCGATACTTACCTTGGAGAACACCAGCAAAGGTGTTACCAGTGTCATCAACGTTAAGGTTAGCGTTGAGTGCAGGGGTATAATCGAGTACGCCAGCCATGGTTAGGGCGGAAGCGACATCTGCGGAGCAGATGATCATGTTGCCCTTCCCTCTACGAGTTTGCTGGGCGATTGCGTTAGCATCTCTTTCGATCTGGAAGATCAGACCCTTGAACTTCTCAACACTCCAACGACCGTTAGAGTCAACGTCGAGGTCGAAGGTTCCCTGAGTAGCAACGTTTGCTTGAGCACCAGGCTTAGCGGTCTTATAGATGGTACGAACGACTTCTCTGTTGATTTCAGCGAGGATCTCAGTAGAGAGGAGGTTTGCTAACTCAGCCTCGGCGTTTAGACCATGAATGGCGCGGAGGTCTTGTGCGAGTTCTAAGGAGTACTCAGCTTTGAGTGCTCTGGACTTTGCAGTCACAGTAACTTTCTCAATGCTGAATGCCATCTGGTTGAAGGCACCAGTATCACTGGTGTCTCCTAGACCTTCAGAATCCTGGGTACTCATGCCCTGACCGACGTTATAAGCATCGGAACCAGCAAGTAGTCCAGGGTTGGATCCACTTTGACCAGTGGTACCTAAACCAACAGAGTCGTGACCGCTGTTGAGAGTTCTGTTCAGGTTCTGACCAGAGAACGCAGAATCAACCTCATCGTAGAAGGTCTCAGCACCAGTCTGAGAATCTTTACGGGAGCGCATTGCAAAGATAAGTCCAGTAGGACCTGTCATTGGTTGAACGCCGCAGATATCATAAGCGATCAGGTTAGGCATTGCACGTCTGATCAGGGAGATCAGAACGGGATCGAAACCAGCGGTAGGAGTTCCGTTATCTCCGGATGCAGTTCCTCCAAAAGCACCACCACTACCTAGGTTCATGGTTGGAGCTTCATACAGGAACTCTTGCTGTTCGCGGAGTTCTCTTTCTTGGTTTTCTAGCAGGGTGGCGGTTACCGATCTACGATGTGAATCTTTGATTGCATCGAGTCCTTGATAGTCAAGGATAGGGGCCCACTTCTCCTGCAAATACTCTTGGTTTTGCATTTGATTTTTTACCTCTTTAAAAAAGTTTTAGTTTGACTATAATTTAAAAATCACTTTCTAGCGACTCTTCCGAGAGTCTGAAGATATGCTTCCATTCTTGGAGAAACAGACTCAGAGAGTGTTTCTTGAAATTCAGTATCTTCTGAGATGGTCTCGGATTCATCTCTTTGAGTACCAGCATTGGATGGGAAATATGATTCCCTTAAAGTTACTAGTTTCTCACGATAGGTATCTTCACCATCAAACTCAACATTTTCGGCAAGAGAAGCGAGTTTGTCCTTCTGAGAGATCGCAAGACCCTCAGCGACATCTGCAAAGATTACATCAGCAACCGACTCAGCTAATCTTTGATTTAGAGCAATATTTCTTTCGATCTGCTCGTTGAGTTTATCTTCCATTTCATCAAGTTTTTCTACCATACTCTCGATTACATCATATCTATCTTCAGGGATTGAAACATAATGATCTTCAAAAAGTCCTCTCATTCCTTGGAGGAATGATTCGGTCATTTCGGTCTTAAGACCGTGTTCAATTTGGAGTGCATTCTCTTGAATCCACTCACCAGCAACATACTCTAAATAAGCGTCGAGACGCTCAGTTAAAGATGTCTTGATTTCTGCAACTTCTTCTACTAAAGCAGTTTCGTAAGCAGACTCAAGTTCTTCCTTGATTTCAAAAACCTTAGTATTAATGGCGGTTTCAAAAATTGTTCTTGCTTTTTCTTGGAATTCTTCAGAGAGTTCCTCACCAGCAATTAATGCGTTGATATCTTCTTCGATATCATATTCTACTACCACTTCTCCGTCTTCTTCACTTTCTTCAGTAACTTCGGCGGTTTCTTCGGTGGCATATTCGGAAACTTCTTGATATTCGTCAACAATTTCCTCTTCAGAAATTGTGTCCTCTTCCTCAACCTCTACCTCTTCAGCTTTAACTGCCTTAGCGTTAACAACGTTTCTGACTTGTGCTAAAGATGGTTCTTTTAACTTAGCTGAATCGTCATCTGGACGATAATTTTCTGGGGTAGGGCCGCCTAGATCCTCCACTGGAACACCCATGGTTTGCATAGGTTCTGCAGGAGCTGCGCCTTTGGTTACTACGTTTTCCATTTCTTGTAAATTGTTACCAACGGACATTTGATTAGATATGTTTGTATTAATCTATATTTATTTATAAATTAAAGATTTGAGAGGAAATCGTTAAATAGATTTAACTTATGCTCCTCAAGTCTTCTTTGGTCAACAAGAGTGTTAATTGTCTTCTGAGTTCTTTCTGCAAGTTGCTCACGAAGGATTCCACCTTCCCAAACCCACTCTTTTCCTTCCATAATTCCCTGAACAAAAGCGTCAGGTGCAGAAGGATCGGCAACGATATCAGCAGCAGTTGCTAACATGAAATCTTCACCGACAATTTTATGACCTTCATTGGTCATCCTGAGTGAACCAACGCCACGAGAAGAAACACCAAGCATTACACCTTCATCGAGAAGAGAAGATGCAATCTTACCCATAGGAGTATTTAAGATACATGCCTTTCCTTTAAAATTATTTCCCTCTTGAACGAGAGAAGTAATTTTATGGGAAACACGATCCAGATTTACTGTAGGACCATCGGGGTGTCCAAGTTCACCAAGAGCACGACCTTTTTGAATGAAGTTTTCGTTATAACGCTTTACTTCATTGCAAAGAGTCTGAATGGGATACATTCTCCCATTCCTATTCTTGATTTCACCTTGAAGAAATACACCTTCAATGTATAACTTCTTATTGGGACCTTTGCCTTCAGTAATGATCTTTACGTTTGAAATTTCTTCTGTGATGAGTTTCATTGTTCTTAGTTTGTAAATCCTACTTTTGCCCCTTTTACATCAGTTCCAGAATTCACCGATACTGTATAAGTTGGATTCTTTTCTAAAAATTCAACAGTACCTCTTAACATTGTAAAAGTTCCAATGGTTGAACCACCAGCAGATTCTTGAACAGTAACTACATAATCTGCAGAAGTACTTGTATTCACTAAACGAACAACTGTAGCTTCACTAAAACTTGTTCCAGCTCCAACTGAATTTGGGACTGTTACCTCAGAACCTTTAATAAGAACATGGGATGCCATTAGTTCTCTTCTCCTTCGTCTTCTGATTCTTCACTGTCTTCAAATGCATTATTAAATAAAGAATTTGCTGCATATGGGCGCAATTCGTCAATTTTTTCTGCTGATTTTGCAAAAAGATTTGCTTTGATAGCATCATAAATTTCTGATGCAGAAGCATCTGTTGCAATTAAATCAACAACATCTAATGTATGTTCCATTATTTTTTTATATGATTATGTCTTTATTTATATTTTCCCACCTTTGGGTTTTATTACTGGTGGTTGCATAATCGATTCATCAGGCATCTGATCTTCTGGAACATCACCTAATGGCGCTGACATTGCCATAGGATCTTGCGTCATTGTTTGATCTTCTGGAGGTAATGCATTTGGATCACCCGGTGGTGGAGCATTTGGATCACCCGGTGGTGGAGCATTTGGATCTGGAAGAATTCCTTTTGCAATTTCATCTTGAATTTGATAATCAACTTCAAGAATCTCAGAATCTGTTTGTCTTAAGATTTTTTTGCGAACATATTCTGTTGAATAATATTTTCCAATATATGGTTCGATGGTTGTCAATAGTGTCAATCTGTTTGTCATCATTTCAGATTCTTTGAGTTCTGCAAACTGATTGTCATATAGGAAGTCATATTGGATATGATCTTCCATCATTTTCCAGTCTTCTGGAGTTACGATATTTTTTAAGAGTAGTTGTGTACGAAGCATGTCATTAAACATGCTTGAAAATCTTTTTCTCAGTCTACCAACAAATTTGGAGAATTTGAGTTCATCCCTCAGAATTTCTGAAGACCTTCCAAGATTAAATCCACCGTCTCCGGCAATTCTAGATTCTGGAACATTTAAAGATCTATAAAGTTTTTTCTGGAAATAATTGATATCAGTGATCTCACCAAGATTCTGACCACCGGGAAGAGTTGTGATTTCAGTTCCTCTACCACCTTCACGACGAGGTAACCAGAAATCCTCCATCATTGACATAAACTTGCGATCATCACGAACTTCACCAGTGTTTGCATCGTATGCAAGTTTATTGCGATAGCGACTCATTACCTCTTTGAGGTATTGTTCTGCTTTTACTTTGGGAAGATTGCCAACATCAATATAAAAAATACGACGTTCTGGGGCTCTTGATAATCTGTAGATGACTAAAGAATCCTCAATCATTCTAAGTTGATTGAGTGCTTTAATTGCTTTATGTAAATATGAAAGAATAGTACCTTTATTTCTATCAACTAAACCAGAAGTACAATAGGTGACAGAATCTTTCATGATCTTTACACCTTTTTGTTGTGTACCACCATATGTCATTTGTTTTTGTGGTGGTGTATACACATAATACTCTTCAATTTCTGGAAATTTTACCTCATCTTGTCCATATAATTTGTTTACATAAGGTGCTTTATTCTTATCTCTTTTTTCTTGTTTTACATGCTTCATCCGCATGGGATCAATATATCTAATTTCTTGAATCCCATCCTGAGGTCTTTTTACATCAATTACTTTTAGATAATATAACCTACCATCTACATACCAATTTCTAAAAATTTCATGGCACTTTCTATCGAAGTCCATGAGTTCTTTGATACCTCTAAATTCTTTTCTAATAATATCTTTTAATCTATCACTTGCATTCAAATTTGACAACTCAATTTCTATAGGGGAATCGTACAGATCACTAACTAGTGCTTCATTAACAACATCTTCAATGGCATTATCACACTCTGGGTGTAATGCCATTTCTCTATATCTTTTTATTAAATCATACTCTGTACGATAAACCCCCTCAATATCTACATATTGACCATAAAAACCACTAGTTATATAATTATCAACCCCGTCCTCGTTTGAAGGAGGAACGGGGGATATTATAGAACTTTGTTTTTTATCGTTATTATCAATAGAGAATCCAAAAAGTCTGGCCATAGTATATGATTAGAACCCTGTATTATTAACTATTTATCAGTTAATATCTACGCCACCTGCTTCAGGTGAATCACCCTTGGTTGCTTCCCAGTAAAGAACTTGCAGATCCACAGTAAATTCTTGGATTGCATTTCCTTGATCATAAGATAGAGCAATTGCCGCAGTTGAAGTTGGGAACACATCATAGAAATGATATGATCTTAGTGTTCCACCATTGCGATCTAACTGATATACATATGCATCAGCAGTATAATTATTTGGATCAAGTTCACCGGTTCCATCAGAAACGCGATTAATTTTATTGATCCAATTTTCGAAAGCGGAACGAATAGCAAAGTCAGTGTCATTGATAACTGTAATAGACCAACTTTCAAATGATCTATCACCAGCAACTTTTAATGTTCTTCCTCTAAAAGGAACATCAATAAAAGCAACATTGGAAGCTGGAAGGTTTGCTGCCTTAACTAAGAATCTTGATTTATTGAGAACATCATTCTCGACTGACGCAATATCAGGAAAAGAAAGAACAACTTCAAATAGATTACTTCTGGCCCCACCGCCAGTTAACTGACTTTTAAAGTCAGTTATTTTTCTGAGTGGGGGTGGATTAAATTGATTTCTTGTCGCCATTGTGTTTTAACCTCTTTTTTTAAATTAAACGTTGCCGATTACTTCTTCAAATGAGACGCCAGTTCTGGTGGCGACAAAGGTCAGACCGATGAAGTTGATGGACTTCGCTGGTTTGATGTAAATGTCTGCAACAAATTCATTGTTATCAATGACTGCTGGAGTGTTATTTGTTTGATCACAAATAACAACAAAGTCGTAAATTCCTCTCTTGGATTGAACATCTCTGAGGAAAGGTTCGACAATATTTACAAAGTTAGTTCTTGTAAGTTCATCATTGAACTCAAAGAGTTGATCTCTTGCAGCAGCAGAAATTGCATTTTCAAGGTAAATAAACAGACGACGAACATTAATTCTGTCGAATGCTGAAGACTTGGCATATGAAGTCTTATCGCCAAATAAGATGGTTCCTTGTCCGCGAGAAGTAATAACTGGATTAACTCTCTCACTATAAAGTTTGTCTCTTTGCAGTTTTCCTGGATTGTATGCAAGTTTAACTGCATTCAGGATTGCGCCGCGATCAGTTCCTGCTGGAGAGAACCATGGGAATGCATTTGCATCGGTTCTAGCACAAAGACCAGCGATGTCACCATTTAGAGGAACATATCTGAAAGTATCATTAAATCTATCATACATGTACTTGTAACCACTATCAAATACACCATAAGTTGATGATGTAATTGAAGAATAGAAACTAAGGACATTTGTTGTTATAGTGTCAATGTCTCTAACAGTGGAAATAGTTTGATCATTTGTGTCCGTAATTGCAGCAGCTCTATATGGTGAGATGAATGCAACTGCATCTTGTCTTGCTTCGGCAACAGCAATCAGTTTGTTTGCTAGTGCTTTAGTTTCTGCAGCACTATCATGATTTCCAGATCCCATAAGTAGGAAATCAATGTCAGTATTTTCTTCATTTACAAAAATATCATATCCAGAAATCAATTTGCCAAGACTTGATTTTAGTGCAGTTGCGGTAGTAATGGTAGAAATACCTGCATAATTTAAACCGCCACTCATTAGATTATTATAGTTACCAATACATGCAAATGAAGTGGTTCCTGCATCTTGATCCCAATCAGTATCAGTTACTAATTCATATTTTCCGGATTGATGATCAACTACAACTACACCAGCAGGCTGTGATCCAGCAAACACATATTCAGAATTCTCTGCTAAGAACTTTCTCCAATAAGAAGGAGAACCTGAAGAGAATCTAGCATCCTTTGCTTTAGATAAAGCCAAGTGCTTTTCTAGAACAGTTCCAGCATTTCCAGTGATTGATCCGTTGTCGTCATAAACAACAACGTGAACTTCATCAAATCTAGCACCTCTAGAATTTGCATATTCACTAGTTTGTGGTCTTTGAGCAAGTCCACTCCAACTTACCTGTGATCCAGAACTTAGGGTTATTTTTTGTGCATCAAACCAGTCTGTTTCTCCAGTATAAGCAACTGTACCTGCAGAAGAAGTAGTATCTTTTTCAAACAGTGTAAAGTTTCCAGAATCTGCAAATCTATAATCACCTAACTTTTCATAATCTACATTGGTTTCTGTTGATCCCGCCGAAACATGGGCAACAACTTTCACATAGACTTCACCAGCTCCAACTCCAGTTACAACACCCTTTAAAACACCATCTAAAGCGGCGGTTGTTCCGTCTGCATTTGCTCTAGTTACTGAAATTGCCTGTGTAATTCCATCTCCAACATCAATTGATTTGGATACCTCAGTGTTGCTACCAAAAGATAATGAAACATTATCTAAAGCGATAGTATTCGTTGTTGCTTGGTTAAAAGTAACAATTCCAGAACTTCCAGATGGTAATGTTTGAATAGTAGTTCCAGATGGAATAATTCCACTAATTGGATTTATAACTTGACCAACCACAAGATCAGTTGTATCTGCAAGAGTTACTTGTGTGGTTGTAATTCCTAAATCACCATCAGAGTAAGTTGCAACTCCAACAAAAGTTGTAACTTGTGTTGTTGTGATTCCAGTTAATGTCTGATCGGCCTTACTATCAATAAGTGCAACTCTAAGAGCATTTCCCCAAGAACCAGGATTTTTTGCTGCAAATACTACATCAGTAATTGTATTTTCAGTATATCCCAATTCATTGTAATGCTGAGTGCTTCTAATTTTTACACTACTAGCAGCACCAATCTTTGCATTCCTCATAAGATCGTCATCAGTTCTGACGATTTGAAGTGATCCACCATATGCTAGATATGATGATGCAACCATCCAATGCTCGTAGTGCTTATCATTATTGTATGGTTTACCAAAAGTATTTAAAAGATCATTCTCATTTTGAATGAGAGTTGGTTCTCCAACAGGTCCTTTTGCAAAAGGTGCTGCAAGAGCACCGACTGAAGGAGAAACTGGATCGATTCTGCCTACAGTTAAATCAACTTCTCTAACTAAAACCCCAGGAGATGCTAAGTTTAATGGCATCTTTGTGTTCTCCTACAAGTCCAAAATTTAACTAAAAATATTTAGGAAAAGGGGTACTTCCAGAGGGGAAACGATGCATGAACACTACCAATCTGGATATTCCCAGTTAGTGTTTGCTGTTTTTTCTTTTCTATTTCTTGAAATACGTTCTTTTGTACACTCTTTACATTCATAAGAATATGAAGAAGGAAATACTCCCCTATCCCTTCTTGTTAGATAAAAATCATCTAAAAGACTTTTTATTTCACCACAAATTCTACACTTTCTTTCTAAAAATAATAAATGTTCTAATTCAAAAGCACCATCTAAATCCATTACATATAATCCCACATGTAACTTCTGTCACCATATTCATCTGTATGCCAAGTATCTCCATCTTTGTCTGTGAAGATAACATCATCTAAACCATCAGATACAAATCCAAATGGTGCCATGTCCTGTTCAATCTGATTCCTTTGTTCTTCATATAATCTTTTGCGGACATCATTGTCCGTCATCTCTTTAAAATACTCTTGTGCCACTAACCAAGCAAAAATGACTAGACACATTGCAAGGTCATCATTGCAACCTTCTTCTGCCTCAAATGTGTTACCCCTCTGTGCAAATGTTGTAAGTTCTGAAATAATCTCATAATCAGAAACTAAGATCTTGTCATCTTCTAAAAGTGTTTTTAAGTTTGAACAACCTAACTTTTTAACACCTGAAGTAGTTCTGACGCCAAGTTGCGATCTCTTACCACTAAACCCTTGACCAATAACCTGACCATTTCTACCTCTCATAGATGCCATGAGAATATTGGGATATTCCAAATCAAAATGTAAAATATTAGCTACTTGATCTCCAATATCATTGATCTCTACCATTATCCAAGCATTATTATATCCTTTTGCTACTTCCTCAATAATATTGGGAAATAGCATTGGTTTGATTTCATTATTTCTATACTTTGCTACTACCTTATATGGAAACTCTGTAATATCAAAAACAATAAATGCCGAATAGTCATTGCCCAATCCACGAGCAACGTCAACTGTCATTAGATAATTGTGTTCTTTTTCTACATGTTCATGAATATCGAGACCTGCATTCTTTTTGATAGGTTCTTGATATACAAGATTTCTTAGTTTTGCTGGATTGATAAGAGTATTAACAGATCCTAAGAACTCACACTCAAACTCAACCTTGAACTGTGCTTCAGATGTGTTGGCAATAGTCTGCTCCTTCCATGCAAGATCTCTTCCAGGGACTTCAGACCAGTGAACATCAGTTGGAACATACTCATTCTTACCTTTCTCCGCATCGTGCCACATGCGGTAGAAGTG